CATGGACATTTTTCATGTTTTTGCTCCTTAAACTTGGAGGCGGCGCGAGTCGCCTCTTTCTTTTTATTAAATATGTGGTATTGTGTGTTTATCCCTGACAGCGGCATGGGGCTGCTGACTCAACCCAAGACAGGAGATCGACATGGGTACGACAACTTTTTCTGGTCCTATCAAAGCGGGAACCATCAAAGAAACTACGGGTACAACTCTTGGTTCAGATATTAAAAACACTGGTCAAGTCGTTATGGCTCAGACATTTTCAGTGGATTTATCTGGCGGAGCAGTGGCTGCACAGGTCACTAACGTTGTAATTCCTGCAAATTCTCAAATTATTGACTGTGTTATTGATGTTATAACAGCGGCTAACACCTCAACAAATTTGAGTGTTGGTGATACCGTAGGTGGCGCAGCAACTATTTTGAACACGTTTGCAAGTGGAACAGATGCGGGACGCAAATACCCAACTACACAAGCAGGCGCGGCGTTAGCATGGCAAGACACAGGTACAGCGGATATTCGTTTAACTGTTACTGGTTCTGCTGCAACAAATGCGGGTTTAGTTCGTTTTACAATTCTGTATCAGCAAAATAATAACCTAGCGTAATAGGAGGCTAGTATGGCAGGTCCAGTACAAGCATTTAATTTTACGCAAGGAAGTGCTGCGGCTGTTGTTGGCCCCGCACGTTCACGCATTCGTCAAGTTGTAATATTTGCAGACGCGGCAGGAGCGTTTACAATTAAAGATGGAAGCGGTTCAGGTGCTACGTTACTTACGCAAACCTTTCCAACAGGTTATCATCAAATAAACATTCCAGATGATGGAATACTTGCCACAAGTGGTGCGTTTATTAGTGCGTTTACAGGAAGCAGCAATCAACTGACGCTCTTTCTGTCTTAAAGGTGTAACATGGCTCGTAAAAGAGACAAAATGCCTGCAAGAAACAAAAAGAATTTCCGCCCCACGAAAAAAGGGGCGGGAATGACCAAAGCAGGTGTTGCTGCTTACAGACGAAAAAACCCAGGGTCTAAGTTAAAAACAGCGGTCACTGGTAAAGTAAAGCCTGGGAGTAAAGCTGCAAAGAGGCGTAAGTCATTTTGCGCTCGTTCCGCAGGTCAAATGAAGAAGTTTCCAAAAGCTGCAAAGAATCCCAACTCACGTTTAAGACAGGCTAGAAAGAGGTGGAAGTGTTAAACAAACAAGTCACGATAGCTCTTATAACAGCTTTCATCATCGGTGTTGGTGGTGTTGGCTATAGTTGGGCTGATTGGGTCACTAAAACCCTTATTGCAGTAGATAAAAGAACAGAGGTTATGGCCTCTCAAATTAGTTTCATCAAAGAACATATGGAGAGAAATTATGGCAATGTCGAGGGCGCAAATGCGACAACAAGTTTCCAAGCCACCTTCAAAGAATAAAACGCCAAAAGGCTTAACTTATTACAAAAAAGGCGGAAAAGCTTCTGCTAAATCAAAAGGTAGTAAGATCTGTCCAGAGGGTAAAGCATGGGCAAAACGTACTTTTGATACTTATCCTTCAGCATATGCAAACATGGCGGCTTCCAAATACTGTAAAGACCCCAACTATGCTAAAGGCGCTAAAGGAAAGAAGAAAAAGAAATGATGAATAAAAAGAAAAAAGCTGCTGTAAAAAAAGTTATTAAAGGTCTTAAAAAGGCTTCTCGTTTACATGCAGGACAAGCAAAAAGTTTAAAAAAAGTCATAAAACCTAAAAAAAGGCGTAAATAAATGGGTGCGCTCAAAAAATGGGTTAAACAGAAATGGGTAAGGATAGGAACTGATGGTGAGATCAAAGGTCCGTGCGGTACTTCAAAAGATAAGAAGAACCCTGACAGATGCCTTCCGTTGGCTAAAGCACGTTCTCTTTCTAAAAAAGATAGAGCTTCGACTGCAAAGAAAAAGAAAAAAGCTGGAGCAAAAGGAAAAACAGTCGTTAAAAACACCAAAAAAGCAGAAGTCAAATTCGCAGAAAAAGGTGGTGAAATCAAACAAACAAAAGCCAAAAGGCCGTTCAAAGGGAAGGCCAAAAAAGGCACAGCCGTAGCGAGAGGTTGCGGTGCAATTATGACTAATCGGCGTAAGCGCACAAAGGGTGCTGTTACACAATCTTGAAAGGAGAAAACTTATGGCGATGAAAAAGAAAGGCTATCGTAACGGTGGCAAAGTAAAAACCAAAGGCATGAGAAACGGCGGTCGTGTCAAAGCAAAAGGCATGAGAAATGGCGGTCGTGTCAAGGCAAAAGGTATGAGAAATGGCGGTAAAGCCACAAATAGTAAAAAGACCATGATGACGAAAAAAGGTAGTAGAGCAGGCGGTGCAAAGAAAATGACCGTAGCACAACTTCGCTCCGCTGCTAAAAAAATGGGGTATAAAGTAACTAAAGCCTAATGCCATATTTACATAGCAATATACCCTATTTTAAAGCATGGGTTCGCCGTGAATACACTCATAACCATGAAGAGTATCACGGCGAATTTTTACATGCTATGGTTGTTGGCGTTACATCAATGCCAAACAGGTGTCTTAGCTTTCAGGTTATCTTCACTGGTAGTGAAGCTGAAGGCGAAGAAGAAGACACAGTACACGGTGGCGCAATGTGGGCTAGAATGCCCATAACCGCTCTAGTTGCTGACATTCCTTTAGATGAATGGCCTGAACCAATGGAAACTTATGATGCACAACCTTGGGATTGTGCTTCGTATAATCATGCAGTGTATGTAATAGACCGTGCCACCCCATGCCCTTGGTTGGCAAAGGTAGATGGTGAAATGCATCCTGCTAAATACCTTTTTACAGTTGACTATGCAGAGAGCGAGATAGCAGACGATCCTGCACAACATAAACAAAGTCACGTTTTACAATTACTGGACGCGGGAGAGTGGACAGGTAATATCGTAGCTTTACCAAATAACAGAGTAAGAGTAACGCACCCTGCATGGTTTTCTGCGGGAGAGGGTGCGCCTGATTTTAAACCTTCACAACATATACACTATTCAAAAAGTGATTTAGACTATACATTGGATGTAAATCGCATTTTTGATAATCTTTATAACGAGGAATAAAAATGGCTGTATCAGGATCAACAGACTTTGAATTAGATGTAGCTGAGTATGTAGAAGAAGCCTTTGAACGTTGTGGTTTAGAGGCTCGTACAGGCTACGACCTGAAAACAGCCAAAAGATCTCTTAATCTGATGCTTGCTGATTGGGCTAATCGCGGTCTAAATCAGTGGACTATAAAGCAGAGAACACAAGCATTAACAACGTCTGATGGTGAATATGACATGCTAACAGACGTTATTGATGTTCTTTCCGTTGTTGTAAGAAGGGACGGAACAGACTTTACAATGGATAGGATTAGCAGGGATACATACCTTGCTATTCCTACAAAAACTACGACAGGAAGGCCAACGCAGTTTTTTTTGGATAGGCAATTAACACCCAATCTAAAAATATGGCCTTTACCAGATAATAGCACAGATGTACTCGTTTATGACTGTTTAACAAGGATAGATGATGCTGATGCCCAAGTTAATACAATGGATATACCTTTTAGATTTTATCCATGTTTATCAGCAGGTTTAGCTTATTATATTGCTTTAAAACGTGCTCCAGAGCGTGTGCAGATGTTAAAAGCAGTATATGAAGAAGAAATGAGAAGAGCGATTGATGAAGATAGGGATCGTGCTTCTTTTCAAATTACACCAAGTTTAGGAAACTATCGTATTGTCTAAATTTGCAACAGGAAAACATGCTTTTGGCATATCAGACCGATCTGGATTCAGATATCGGTTAAAAGATATGCGTAAGGAATGGAATGGTTTACTTGTTGGTAGAGATGAATGGGAAGAAAAACACCCACAATTGCAGCCACTTAGGGCAGTTCCTGATCCTCAAGCATTAAGAGATCCAAGGCCAGAACAGAACTTAGATGAACAAAGAGACATACAATACGGCTACGATCCTGTTGGGTTTAAAGACATACCTGGAATTACACCTACGAATAATTTAGTTGCAGATGGAAATGTCGGCAATGTTACTATAACAACTTCTGATTCTGGCAATGATGATATTACACCGTCTGGAGTTAATGCTAACGCTCTTGTGGGATCTGTTACAGTTAATCCTACCGTAACCGCCCCAAGTTTTGACAGTACATCTATTACTTTAGACTCTACTACAGACACATTTGACGAGGGATAGAACATGGCTTTACAAAGTGTAGGAATAGGAAGCAGCGCAAACGATGGGAATGGTGACACCCTTCGCGCAGGCGCAACCAAAATAAACGCTAACTTTACAGAGATATATGCAGCACTTGGAAACGGCTCAACTCTTACCGATCTTATAGATTCTAACGGTGTTATAGATGTAAGCTCTGGCGCTAATAAAATTGTATTTTATTACAGTGCATTAAGTGATTTACCAAGCGCATCAACATATCATGGCGCTGTGGCGCATGTGCATGCGACTGGGGGACTGTATTTTGCGCACGGAGGGGCGTGGATTCGAGTTAATGACGAAACAACTGGACCTGTAACAAAATACACAGCGGGTACAAACGGATCTTCTGCATATACTTTTACTGGTCCTGGTGCTACTTCTGGAGACAACCCAAATTTTACTTTTTACAAAGGGCATACTTATCTTATAGATAATACATCGAATGTAGGAAGCCATCCCTTGCAAATCAGAACATCTAGTGGTGGTTCTGCTTTTACCACAGGAGTAACAGAAAATTTTAATTCAACAACAGGATTGACACAATTTATTGTGCCACATGAGCCTAGTGACACATCATTAGTGTATCAATGCACAAATCATGGTAGTATGGTTGGAAACATAACAATAGTGTGATGAGATGAGCTTTACATATTTACAATTAAAAGATGCTATAAAGGCATACGCAGAATATGAAGAAACAAGTTTTGTGAACAATATACCATTGTTTATTAGACTATCAGAAGAGCGTATTCTTAAAAACGTACAGCTTAGTTTATTTCGTAAAAATGCAAACGCACAAACTAGCGCATCTATACAATATATTAAAGTTCCCTCTGATTTTTTAGCGCCTTTTTCTCTTAGCCTTGCAGGTACCGATGGAGACAAGTTTTTTTTAGATTTTAAAGATCCAAGCTTTTTACAACAATATACACCAGATCCTACTACGACAGGATCTCCTAGATATTACTGTGTATTTGATGTTGATAACTTTTTATTGGCACCCACGCCAAATGCAGCATTTACAGCAGAGCTTCATTACTTTTATAGACCGCAAAGTATTACAGAGTTATCAGATAGCTCAACAACGTGGTTAAGTGAAAACGCTGAAATGGCATTATTGTATGGGGCAATGATAGAAGCGTATATTTACATGAAGGGAGATCAGGACATGATGGCAATGTATAATAAACGCTTTGAAGAATCCATTGTTGGTATTAAGATGCTTGGCGAAGCAAAAGAAACAACAGATGAATATCGAACTGGAAAAGTAATTAGGGCTAAACAATAATGTTTAAGATAGATGTAAGCGTTCCTAAAGACGAATCTTTAGTACAGATAAACACAACAAATAACAGG